TCTCCTCGAAGGGGTACTTGCCATTCTACTTTAGTTGGGTACTTTGCCTCTGATGCCCTTGCAGTCTTAACCTTAGGCATCATCATCCTTTGATGGTAAGATAAAGAGAGGCTCCGAAGTCTTAACTTCTACCTTCTCTGTCTTAGTGAAACCCGCTCTGTCAAGAATATCTTTAGCGGCCATCATCTTTTCTTTAACACCTAGGTCTGTTGGGTCTGCCATAACGCTGAACATAGTATAGGCAGCCTTGGTGGAAGACTGTGAGATAAACTTCTTTGTTCTGTCTACAATTTCGTCTTCAATAGACGCTACAATTTGAGCAGTAGCCACACCTTCGGCGTATCCTGCAAGCTTCTTAGCTTTAACAGGATCGCCTTTGGCTTCGTCAAACAGAACGTCTAAGAACTTCTGCTGTTTTTCAGTTAGTGTTCTGCCCATAAATTGTACGCCTTATTTCAGTTCGTGAAATACCAATATCACGTAGCTCTTTGTTTGACATATTCTGGAGAATCCAGAAGTCTGCACGTCTTTGTTGAGAGTCTTGGATTGATTTTAGTGCTGAACTTGCCCATACTTTAAACATGATAGTCTCCGTTTGTATCTGATCTGTGGTTGAATTAACCACCGGAGACTAGTTTTACACATATAGTTATAACATACTACAGATAATAATGCAACCCCGCTATGCGTTACCTGTTAGGGTTGTACATCTCTTTGGCTGACATAAACACTTCTAAAGAAGCACTGGCACCGTCAAAGGCCAATATCTTATCACCTGCGTGTAAGAATAACCTGTCTGACGTTATGACGTTATACACATCTTTACCAGCTATAGCTTTATCGTTTAGTATGTGGTGATACGTATTTGTATCTGCGTGATACCACTGCAGGCTTATGTTGTGATTAGCAGTATCACCATTAGTAACATGCAGGAATACTATCTCTGCATCAAAGTTAGCAGGGCATACGTACAGAAGGTCAGCACTGGCACCGCCTGACGTAGCGGTAACTGTTAGACCTTTTGTTACAGTGTTATATGCACGAGCTACAACCATTACTTTTTAATAACCTTCTTAACTGTCTTAACTAGCCAAGCTTCGTTAACTTCTGTATCAGGGTCATCAGCAATGAAATGTCCATTCTCATCTCTTGCTCTTTCCATGGCTAACTCTTCTTGAACCTGTTTCTTTTTCTTTGGAGCTGCTTTCTTTTTTGGTTTGTCCTGACCTGCCAAGAAGTCTAGGACAGCAGCATCTTTAGTTTGCCACTCCCCATAGACTTTTTCTGCAAGAACATCACCACGAGGGCTAACAACTTTATCACCTTCAAGTTTAAACACTATCAGTACTTACCCTCCACGCCAAACTTCTTCTTGTGCTGGGCAACACTTTCCTCCTTGTATCGAGTAGTGTACTTCTTGTCCTTCCAAGTAAAAGTAGCATTACCAGACTTACGGTTTCTAGCGAATGCCTTACCGAAGGACTCGTTAGTAACTGGTCCTGCAGCAGGGCGTTGCTTAGGGCGAAGTGACTTCTTTGGTGCTGCGTTAGTAGGAGCATTCTTCTTAGTTTCTGCTGCCTTCTTGTTTGCATCACTTTGTTTCTTTGTTGTCTTTTTTAAAGGCTTCTTAGTTGGTTTTTTATCATCAGAAGGAGGAACCAATACCTCAGGTGTAGACATGTCAAGGGCACCCAACTTAGTGTTTGGGCTACGCATGGCCTTAGGGTTCACACCCACAATACGAGAACCACTTGGTCTTCCAGGTGCATTCCTGTTAGGTGTGATATCCTTCATTGGGCGACTAGGGCCGGAACTACCGCTACCTGAACGGGAAGCCTTAGGCTTAGCTACGCTTGTACTTGGTTTTGGTTTTGTATTCGTGGAAGGTACCCTAGGCTTACTACCTGGTTTGGCTGTTGCAGGTGGTCTAGGTGCAGTTCTAGGAGCGGCTGGGGCTGTGTTAGCACGGGCAGCTGGTGGCTGACTTCTTCTGAACTGACCAGTGCTGGGGGACTTAGGCTGGGCTACTGTAGGTGCTTTCCTAACTGTTACATTTTTTGGTACCTTACTTTTAGGGATACGTGTACCACCTTGTCTTGCTAGGTCATCAGCTACACGTTTACTGTTGGTACCAAAGATCTCTTTACCAATCTTAATTAAGAACTTAAACATTTCACTTAACCCTTATAAGATGCGCCGCATTTGGCTTCTACTACGCCACCTGCTTTGTAGCCCATTGTTTTCTTCATGCCACCCTTTGAGTAGCCCATCTTCTTGGCTACTGCTGGTGCCTTTTTCTTTAGTGCTTTCATGCCTGCGTTCATTGGAGTTTTCATTGCTAGGGTACCTTTTGCTGCTCTGAATGGTTTTACTTTTTCTGATATCTTCTTAGGTTGTTTGACAAACTGCTTACCTTTAGCAGTGCCTTCTCTCTTGGCTTTTGTTGTTGCTGCGTACTCTGAAGAAGACAAAGACTTGATAGCTTTCTCTGGGAGATACCTCTCGCCAGTCTTAGCACTAGGCTTTCCACTCTTTGTACGCCACTTCTGCTTTGTCCAGTTCTTTAAAGACTTCTGGGGTTCCTTCATGAAGTGTACCCTCCGCCCTTAGCTTTGTATTGCTTTGCAACCATCTGTGCTTTTCTTGCTGACCATTGTCCAGGCTTACCACCTTTTCCACCCGCCTTAACCTTTGAGACAAGGTTCTTACGCATAGTGGGCTTTGTGTAGTTACCAGCAGCATTTACTGTAGATTTCTTTTTCTGTGGCATTAAGTACTTACTCCAATTTCTATACAGATAGGTAAGGCATAACTCCCTTTAGACATCAAGTAAGATGACATGTTGTACGAGTTAGCTTTACACTCTTTCTCTGTCCTGAATAATTCCTTTGAGTTAGCCATCACTTGACAGGAAAATGCAGAATCACTGGTGCAAGCAAGGACAAGCGCCATCCACATTACATTAAGTCTTCGTCAAAGCCCATGTCTTTACAGTCCCAAGCTTGACAAGAAGCGTCCTGAGAACACATGAACAAAAACTTCATACAGGCACCCATACCCGCTTCAGCATTTAAAGCCTTAAGGGTCTTGGCTCTGTTGTTAAAGTAATGGCAGTTACCACACTTCTTAAGTTTAGCATACTCAAGTTCTTTATCCCAAGCCTTAGCGAGGTCTTCTTCTGAAGCACCATACATCCAATACTCTTCAGCACGGTCTTTATTCTTGGGGTCTACGTCAGGTGTATCGCCACCCATCATTAAGCCGACTTTCATCATAGTATCACCACTTCACCTTGTCTGCCCAGTAGGCTGCGCTTAGTTTACCTTTTTTAATATTCTTTGCGTGTCTTGCCTTAAAGCTAGCACGTTTCTTCTTCATCTTATCGGACTCACCTGACTTAGGTTTACCTGCTGTAGATGCACCCTGCTCACCAAACCTGATAAGCTTAATTGTGTCGCCTTCCTTAGCAAGGACCGCATGAGACTTTGTAGGATGCTTAGGGGTTCTCTTAGGCTTATTGTAGCCTGCGAACTTCTCACCTCTGTACTCGATAGCCATATTACATCAACTCAAAGTGAGGACCATCAATAAAGGGTCTTCTACCTTGAGACCTTCTTAAGTCCACGTAAGCCATCATAGCATCTTCAGACGTACCTGCATAGTCCCTAATGTCACCTTCTGACCAGGCTGCACCCCACTTGATTGCTACACCAAGTTCCTTAGCTGCCTCTTTCATTGCATCGCAGAGGTCATCATAGACATTCAACTCCCAGCAGCCCTTGCCATCTACGTATGCCATGAGGTCTACTGCTCTACCCTCTAGGTGCTTGGACTTCATAGTTTGAGACTTCCCAGCAGCTACAAGCTTTTCTTGTTCCTCTACTGTCCTCAAACCGTAGATTACTCCAAAGTCTACTTTGGTAAGCTCAATGGCACGTTTGACTACAGACACGAGCCTCTCGTCTACGCCATCCATCTTAGTTAAGCTACGGTTGGAAAGTTTAAATGCCATATTACTTCTTACCTGTAAAGAATTTAGATACTGATCTCATACCAATGCTAGCACTAACGATACCACCCAGTGAGTACTGATACCACGTAGGCA